TCAAATAGTCCTGTATCTATGTTTAGACCTTTATCGTGCAAGTATAATTTGAACTCTTGGTCAAATATTTCTTCTAATAGATTTTGTAATCTTTCGCAGTATTTGTTGAATCGTAATTCTTGAATATAAGCAGTTCCTACTCTTCCATCATTATAACTGGCCTGACTATCATCTGCTCCTGTTGGCAAATAGCTACTTGGAATACGTAATCCTCTGAATAGTTTATTTGTAAAATATTTTAAATCGTCAATTTCACCTAAATTTGTTCCCCCTGGCAATGTATCAACTTTACTGCCTCTACCTTCTGCTGTTTGTGGAAAAAAGTAATCTTCATTAATGCTTAATGGATTGTAAGCACTGTCAATAACATTTTGCCCGCCACCTGTTACACTAGGAATACGACGTTGGTTAATTTCGTTTTTAACTCTTTCAACAAAACTCATAGCCAAATGACTAGGCATATTACCTACATCAATGTAAAATACACGACGTTCCGGAGCACGTTGTACACGATAGATAATAATAGCATCCTCTAAAAGTTCTTTTTGTTTGTAAACTTTAAAAATTTGCTCTAACAAACTATTTCCAAAAGGATAATTGTTATCTAATCCTTCGCTTAAACTTAAATGAACAACGTGTTTTGCTTCAATAGCAACTTCATTTTGATTGTTTTGAAATCTAGTTCCTGGGCTTATGGGATATGCGCTTGCTTGTCCTCGGGCTGCTGCACCACCTGCTACATAAGCAGTACCTCTATTATTTGTGTTTGTTGTGTTAGGATTGATTGTTGTTACAACTAAATCCATAAAATTAGGATTTAAATCTCGTATAACATATTGTTCTGGTTTTTTACCTTCACTTTCATTTACGATAATTTTAGTTATTTTACTTGGATCGATATGAAACCATTGCTTAGTTTCAGGATCTCTTATAAAAAATCCGTCTCCATACTTAAAAATATTACGTATGATTCGAAATACTCTAGTATCAAATTTGTTTAATTTTGTCCATTGTTGCAAGTACTCTCGCAAGATTCTTATCTCACTCGACGTAGCCTGAGTTTTAAAAGTTAATCTAAATGGAGTATTGTTATTTTCACTAGGCTGTGTGCAAAATTCTGCTAAAATATCTAAGGCAGCATTAACTTCACTGTCCATATCCATAGTATCATATTGAAGATATCTGTCAATACGATTAGGTGCACCAGTGTATACGTCAGGAAGATAACTGCTATAGTTAGCTCGTGCTGGACCGGGTTTGGCGGCGTTGGAACTTAAGGGACTGAACGTTCCTGGATTGTTATCCACAGTTACCGGAGTAAAATATTTTTTCCAACTCATGTTTAAGCGCCTACAAAATTATTTTTGTTATTAGATTTAGTTGCACGAATTTGGTCACCCAACAGTTTACCATTTTGGTCAATTAAGTCTTTTATAGATTTATTTAATGAACTTAGCTGCTTGACAACATCATTTAAGGTAGCATCTTTAGATGTAGCTGCCGCTGTTTTAGTTTCTGCTTTTGATTCTGGAGCAGTGCTATCTTTCTTTTGTTCTGCCTGACGTTGTAACCTAGCTGTTTCTGCATCAGTTTGATTTTCATCTTTTTTAGCAGCCGCAGCAGTTTGAGATTTTAAATCAGCTCCAAATTTTTTCATTCCTGGAAGATTTATCGAATTTAGATCAACTTCACCTTTTGAATTTAAAAATGGATTAGTAGTATCTAATGCTTGCTGCACCGGCTCAGGAGCTACAAAGTCCATACCTGCTACACTGGCATCACCTGGACCTGCTGCAAAGTCCATACCTGCTACACTGGCATCACCTGGACCTGCTGAAAAAGCAGCATCATCTATCATTGAAGAAAAATTTTCATCTATATCTTGTGCAATATCTCCAAACTTTTCTCCAAGGTCATCTAATGGTAGTGCATCTTTTATTGCAGATGATATGTAGTCGGTATCTTCTTCCTCAGTATCATCTTGATTGTACTCATCAAGCATTGAACCTAAGTTGTCTTGTATATCATTACTAACTTCTTCTATACCTGCTCGCATATCATCAGCAAACAAACTCAAATCTTCTTGTTGTTTGATTGCTTCATCTAACCCTGCCATTTCATCGAAGGGTAAGGCGTCCTTTATAGCAGCAGAAATATAATCAGCATCTTCTTCTGCTGTATCATCTTGATTGTATTCATCAAGCATTGAGCCTAAATTATCTTGTATATCATTACTAACTTCTTCAATGCCTGCTCGCATATCATCAGCAAATAAGCTCATACTCTCTTGCTGACTTGTAGCTTCATCTACCCCACCCATTTCATCAAATGGTAAAGCGTCCTTTATAGCAGAGGAAATATAATCCATTTCCTCTTCTAAAGATTCTGACAACATATCTTCTATGTCAAAGGCTTGAAAATCTATCCCAGACAACGTGCTTTCAATATTTTTTATAATATCATCAAAGTTACTGCCAAACTCATCTGATAAACTTCCAAATGGAAGCTTTAATTCTTCGCCGAATTCGCCTGCTGCTGATTTCCAGTTTAGCTTTGTTAAATCGAGCACATTATCAACTGCTCTAACACTTGCTTGAGTAGCTGTACTTGGTCCTGAATCTATCTTATTATCAACTGCTCTAACACTTGCTTGAGTAGCTGGTTTAGCCTCAACTGGTTTAGCCTCAGTCGGCTTAGACTCAACTGGTTTAGCTTCTTCTTTTTTCGGTTCAGTTGGTTTAGATGCTACTTCTGCGATCTTACCTAATTCTTTAGGCCAGTTGATAACTTCTACTTTGCTAGGTCCGGTGGAAGTTTTAACTTCCACCTTAGGTTCTATTTTAGCAGTTTGTCCTGAAACTGAAGTAGTAATGTCCTTACTGATCTTCGATAGGTCAAGCTGTCCTGAATCCTTAACTTTATCTAATTGTCCTTTTAAACCACCAAAGGCTTTAGCAGCTCCTTCACCGCCCATACCTTTAGCCAGTTTTATCATTTGATCTTGAGTTAGCACGGCTTCCATACCGTGTAATTCTACTAATGTTCCTTCGCCCCAATCCTCGAACATTTTACCAGACATACCAATGCTACCAGAATTTCTTTTAATAGTTCCGGGCTGAGGTGTTGTAGAAGGCGGAGTTTGTTTTCCAGCATCTTGTTTGTATTTTCCTAAAGTTTCATCTAAGTCTTTACGAAATTTTGTTGACCAATCTTTTAATTGAGAAAATGTTTCAAAATTTTGTTTAATGACATTTCCCATCTCTTTAGTTATAGCACCTATGGCTACCCCAGCGGCTTCGGCGGCCTTTTGTAATTCGCCACTGGCTCCGCGTAACGCACTAAGGAACATTCCTTCTGCTGAGTCGTCTGATTTTCCTTTTCCTGCTGCTGTTTCTGCAATTGCTGGACGTATGCCTTTTCCAGAACCCCCAAAGTCTTTTTGTGCATCCTGAAGATATTTTGCAAATTGATCAATGCCTGGACCAAGTTTGTATAGAGGTTTTAGCAGATACTCATTCATACCAGCCGCAGCGTCTTTCATTCTAGCTTCAAACAATATATTTGTTTTAGCTATTTCATTTACCTGCTTATTATTATTATCTTTTCCAGCCTTTTCTTGTTCTAAGTTTTCTTTTAATCGTTTGTTAAGCTCGGCAAAATTAGTTGCTGTGCCTCCAGACTCTAGCTCTAATCTTTTTAGAGCATCGGTAACACCACGATTGGCCATCATGTTTTCACCCAATGCTTTAGAAGCTTCTCCTCCAGCAGCACCTAGTGCTATAATTTGTAGTTTTGATGGATCCTTACTGTCATCATAGGCAGCTTTTCTTGCTCTTTCGTTAGCTGCCATCGCTGCTGATTCATTTCCTTTAGCTGTGGCAAGAGCGCTATCTCTTGTTGCTGCTGCCTGCTGACTGTTTAATGCTGCCTGTGTGGCAGCTTCTCTACTCATTATTTGGCCTGTAGCAAATACTTCCTTAAACATTTGTCCTTGGCCACGGAGCTGTGCTTCGTTATATTGTTGAGCAAATAATGCTCTTGCTTTAGCTTCTGCTTCAGGACCTTCTTTAAGTCCTATAAGCTTCATTTTAGCTTCTATCTGGGCATCTTCTTGAGCCTTTTTCATCTGAGCAGCTTGCTCTTCTCGACTCTTTCCGGTTAACCTAGACATTTCATCCATTTGTTCTGCTAACTTTGCAGCAGATTCTAGGGCCTGTTTCTTGCCTGCCTCGTCCATCTTTTGGGTGTAACGCATTGAACCCATCTGGACCATCAATACTTCGTTTAGATCTTTACTAGTATATCCTAATAATTTTAAACTGTCGGCAGCTGGACTGTCGTGAAATTCTTTGCTTAATGTGGCAAATGCTTCCGCTCCTCTAGTAACACTGCCTCCGAGGCCAACTAATGATTCACTATTTTTTCGTATAATGTCAGCAAATTCACTGATAGTCGTTCGACTATTAGCTGCTGCTATGCTTAATCCTAGTAAATCACCTCTGAACCCAGCTCCTACTTTGCTGAGATCCATAAATGCGCTTTGGCTTTGTTTTAAACTAGCAACAACTTCATTACCTGCTCCAGGGATCTTGGATAACCCTGCCATTAAAGGATTTGTTATTGACCCTTCTATTTTAGAGGCTAAATCGGGTCCGCCGATCTTACTATAGTCAACAGACGGCCCTGCGCCACCACCGCCACTTCGTCCTATGGCTTTGCCAATAGCCCGCGCCAGCTCTTCTACATCTGCATCAGCGACTTTCATTTATTTTTTCCAGGTAAAAACTACGCATATAAATATCTATATTATATTTATCGGATCAAATATGAATCAAAACAATCCACTAAGTAAATTTTTCAGACAACCAAAGATCTATATAACATTACCCAGTAGAGGGTTATATTATGAGCCCGGTGTACTCGGTGGAAGTTATGAAAATGTACCCATTTTTGCTATGACGGGTATGGATGAAATCATCAGCAAGACGCCCGATGCATTGTTTACAGGAGAAGCAACGTCAAAAGTTATTGAAAGTTGCTGTCCTACTATTAAAAACGCAAAATTAATGCCTAGTATTGATTTAGATACTCTCCTAGTATCAATTCGAATAGCAACATTTGGCAATAATATCACTGTAAGTCATACCTGTAAGAATTGCGGAACTGAAAATGATTATGATGTTGATCTTAGTGGAGTAATAGATTATTTTAAAGATTTAAAATATGTAAACACTATTCAGGTTGCTGATAACTTATCAATAAAAATTCGCCCTTTACAGTATGAAGAAATGAATTATTTTGCTATTGAAAATTTTAAACTTCAAAAAATGCTGTATCAAACTAGTGAATTAAAAGATGAAGAACGCCAACGAACTATTGATAAAATTTATCAAGATTTAAGTACACTACAACTACAATTGTTTTTAACCACTATAGAGACTATTCAAGCTGAAGTAGTTGTATCAGAAAAAGAATTTATAGAAGATTTTTTACGTAATTGTGATCGTTCAATTTATGGATTAATCAAACAAAAATTAGAAGAAAATAAAGAAACTTGGGCAATGCCTAAGCAAGATGTTAAATGTGGTAACTGTAATACAGAAGATAAAATTCAATTAACATTAGATCAAAGCAATTTTTTCGCGTAAGGCTTCTAAAACTAGATTTAGAACAAACTAAATCTTTGGTAGACAGATTAGATTTAGAAGCCAAAGAAATTAAAGACGAAATTTATAGACTAAGTTGGTACATGAGAGGAGGTGTTACCTCTCATGAATTATTTCACGTATATGGCTATGAGGATCGTGCCATTATTAATGGTATTATTAAAGATAATATAGAAGCTACTAAGAAAACTGGATTGAATTTAATTTAAACGCCACGCTCACTGGCAGTTTTAGCTTTCATTTGCTGTCCGGTTGCTTTAGCCCATAAAGAAATTTCTATAGGTTCACCTTCAGCTGCTAAGAACATAACATTGGATAAGAAGCTTAACGAAAATAAATGACCTAATGTAGTAAAGTTTTCGCCTTGACCTTCTTCCATCCATAGCTTTTCTGAAATAAATGTTAACGCTTTTTCTGAAAAGTCAACATATACCTGTGTGTTTTCTCCAATACGTTGTTGTAAGATATAAGCGCCGGGACCTGTCCAGTAATTTACTAATTGTAAAATAGATTGTGTTTTTTGTGGTGCTTTAGCAATAAGTAAAAATCCTACTAACATTGGAACAGCTTTTGCTAGACCTGCTGTAGCTATTGAACTAGGTATACTAGCTACTAGTTGTCCTCTAGCTTGATATATTGCTCGTTCTTTATCTACATCTGACAAATTAGGATTAGCTTTAATACTGGCAACAGTATTGCTATATTTGAAAAAGTCGTTTAAAACTCCATAAGCTATAAGTGCTGTCCATAGCAATGTACTTGCAGTATAACCTAAAAATTTAATTATAGGACCAAATAGCCATTTATAAAGAAAGCTGTCCTTTGGTAATTCATTAGGTGTCTTAGGAGATCCTGTTATTTTACCTGTTTCAGCAGCAGCAGTCTTAGCTGGTTCAGGTGCTTGCGCTTTTTTATATTGATCAGATTGTTTATATGCATCAAGAATTTCGTCGTCGGTCATATCTCTTTTGATAGGACGACCAAATTGATCTTTTATTCCACTGTCAACCTGAGGCTTTGTTTTTTGACTATTGTACCATTGTTTAGCAGCAGATAACTCATCACTCACCGCTCCTCCTATATTTCCTAATTTCGGTTCAACTCTAGGAGGTTGCTCTTTACGAAAAACCTTTGATAATTTTCCTAATTTATCAAGAGGACCTTCAGTGATAATCTCATAAGCTTTCATAGTAGATATTTATTAGAGTTGAACTGCGTTCAACTGTTCTTCGCTAACGCTCGAACTATTGTTTTTCACGAAGTGATTTAATATTATCCAGATATGACAGTCACATTTTGCCCGCTAAGGGCAAAATTCGACTCTACATTATCCGAGTACTCGAGTCACATAGCATTACTGCGTTACAGTGGCGGTCGTCCGGTACCACGAGCAGTGTTTTTATCACGACGGCAGGAGCATACACTTATGCTATCAAGCATATGTCCGTTAGGGAATTACCCTTCTTTTGGCCTTTTAATCCTTTTCAAACAACCAAACAGTAGGTCTTAAACTGTCTTCATCTCCGAGAGGTAGTGGTTGAGTTCTTGCTACGGCGGCAAGATTCCATCCCTGTGATACGATTGTCCAGGTCTAGGGCGCACGAAATTAGCCTGCGCTAGCTATTAACCGTTTAACTGTTTGCCTTTGATGTGTGAGCCATGAACACGGACCTGTATATGTCCGTTATAGTAGTCGTCTGATTCTAATACTCGCCTAGAGAATTGCTCTCGTGCCTCAATATAACTACACTCTGCCTTGGTTTTACAAAAATAAAGTATGTCTCTGCGGAATTTATCTGTGCCTAACTGTGCTACGTCTGCTGATAATTGATCGTTGGATCCATAATAATCCTTCCAATCACTTTCTATTTTGCCTCTTATACGTTTTTTCTTCTTGTTGCCGTTTTTTAATTTTACTACTCGTACAGTGGTCTTGGCAAACTTAGCTAGCTTTTTGCCTATGTATTTTCTATTGTTGGTAAGATTGGTAATGATATAAACAAAGCCTATATATTCTTCTGAAATTTGTTCTACTAGTTCGTTATTATAATACCAAGACATCTACTATGTAGCAGATTCTTGGTCAGGTGCCTTGGGTTTTTGAGGTTGTCCTCTGGGTTTATAATTTTCGCTTGCTCTTCTTTGCCTAAATTTATAACTGTGTAATAATTCTTTTTTCATTTGATACGTGAGTTGTTTTATATTTTCCAAATTTATTCTACATCGTCTAGCACTAGCCATAGTTCTTTCAACTGCAAACTGTTGATAGTTTGTAAAATATATTCTAAACTCACGCATTAATTTTTCGTGTAAGTCCTCCATTACTCTGCAAACTCCAAATCATTTGCGTAGCTGGTAAATCCATTTTCTTTGATAACTTTAAGAACATTATTAACTCGACCTACAAGTTCATCCTTGTGACTGATCAAGTAGATATTCTTTTTACGTTCTCTACCCATCTTCTTTAGTAAAGCTAGAGCATTTTCTACACCAGCTGCGTCTAGGCCATTGTCGATAAGCTCGTCAATGAATAAAAGATTAATATTTTGATAAAGGCTCTCCCATACATCACGGAAACTCCAGCTCAGTCCAAGTATCAATCTATTACGTTCTCCTCGGCTTAGGTTGTCAAAGTCCAGTTCTTGTCCTAGTTGCATGATCTCTACGTTAAGATCATTTAAGAAACTGACCTGATGAGGCAAGCCTAGTCTATCTAGATAGTAGGTTAACCTATTATTAAGGTAAGCAAGGTTCTGGTCAATGATCTTTTTACGAATAAAACTGTCCTTGTTTGTCAGTAGTTTAAGTAAAAACTCCTGATGATCCTTGGTCAAAGTAAGTTCATTGACTAAATCCCAGCTCACAGTCTGTAGGGCCGTATTGGTCAGCTCGTCTATTTGTTCTTGATAAGGATCAATTTCTTCACTGCGTTTGACTAAGGCCGCTTCTAGAGTGTTAAGATTGTTCTGATGCTTGAGTGCTTCTTCTAGAGTGTCATAGAAAGTAATAGGTCTGCCATTGATGTCACCGATTTCGTCTAGCTCTGCTACTACTCGTGACAATTTTTCATCTACACTTTGATAATACCGTTCGGCTTCATCACGGTCTTGTTCAGCTTCCTTTTTCATATCCCCGTGTATTTCAAGATTAAGTCCTTGCTTACACTCGGGACATTTATGAGTAGCCAGTTGTTCTAGATTTTTTTGAAACTTTTTTAAATTCTTTTCTGCCTGGCCCACTGCTGTTAATAGAGTGGCACGTTCTTTGTTAAGACTTGTGATGCGAGCCGATAGTGTAACATAGCTTTCTAATTTGCTATGTTGAACTAGTTCGTTTTCTATATCTACGTTCTTTAATTCTAATATACTGGCAGCTATTTTTTCTAGATCTGTAGTCTGCTGTCTGCGCCAAGCACTTTGTTTTGTTTCTAATCCACTAATACTCTGTTGAATTCTTTCATTACTGCGTTTAATAGCTTCAATGTTAGCAGTTTCTTGCTGTATTTGATCTTTGGTAATGCGGATCTGCTCTTTGAGACTGTCTGCTTTTTCACTTAGAATAGTGATTCCTAGCAGTTGTTCAATGATTTCTCGTTGTTCATTGGCTCTAAGGCTGAGAAAAGGCTGTGTGTAGGTATTCAGTGCCACTACGTGTTGAAACATTGTGTGACTCATACCTAATAATTCATCAATGTCCTTTTGTGTTTCACGCATATCACCTTGAGCATCATCTGTTTCTTCTATGCTCTTTTCAGTATCATTGACGAAAAATCTCATCACCGTAGGCTTACGGCCACGTTCTACTCTATATTTGTTACCACCTTGTTCAAAGGTCAAGGTCACTAACATATTTTTGTTATTGATCTTGTTAATGAGATTGTCTTTTTTGATACTTGTGAGTGCTTGGCCGTAGAGCGCATAACTTAGAGCATTGACGATTGTGGTTTTTCCTGTGCCGTTACGGCTACCTGAATCATCACCTCCCTGGTCTAAATTTTCGCCTAATACTAAAGTTAATTGCTCTCGGCCAAAATCGACAGCCTGGGTTTGATTACCCACGCTCATAAAATTTTTAACAGTTAATTCTTTTAAACGAATCATAAGTTGTTATATATTTCCAGTAATCTCTTTTTATCAATGTTATTACTTTCAATTCCAAGTAATTGATTGATCACAATTTCATCTACGCTTTCAAAAGCCTTGATGTCGATGTTAGTTTCTATTTCTAGTTCTTTCTTTTCTGGTATCAAAGTTAATTCTCTAATTTCATAGTTGGCATAAAAGTTTTCTTTGATGAAGTTTGCTTCTTCATAACTGATATCAATGTCAATGGCTACTCTTAGATGCATCTTAGGTTTGATGATTTTGTCAGCTTCGTCAATAAGTTGGCTTAGTTTTACAGTTCTAAATGTAGGTTGATGCTGCCAAGCAATGTGCCAAGGGTCCTCTCCCCAGGCCATAATGGTCATTCCACGCTCATCATCCCAGCTGTCTGAGTAGTTATGAGGGAAAGCATTGCCAATATACATCATATTTTGTTTGTGCTGACGCTTATGGAAGTGTCCGCTAAAGCCGCGTTCATATTGTTTGAAGTGTTCTAATTGTATTTCCCCATGGTCAGGCATTTGAACCATAGCGTTCATATAGAACAAAGGCAACTCAAAGTGACCAAATACATATTGTGCTTCGTTGTTTTGTATTTTACGCCACTCGTCTCCTACTAACCAAGGACACATAGTTACATTATCTATGGTCATAGGCTTGTCTACGATAGTGATGCCCGGCACATACTTGCCAAACTCTACACTGTGGATATCTCGTTTGTCTTTATAGTATAAATCGTGATTCCCAGGAAAGAAGAAAAACTGATCAAATGCTTTTCCAAGTTTTTCTAGCGCTCTAAGGCTATAATCCATAGTAGTAATATTAAGACTATTACGATTATGATGCCAATCACCAAGAAACATTCCAGTATCACATCCATGAAATTTCGCCTGTTCAATATACCAATCTACGAAATCAAGGCAATCTTGATTATGTGTATGACTGTTTGATTTTAAACCAAAATGTATGTCTGTAAATAGTGCTACTTTATCGAATAGATTACTCATCTAGCCTCCGTTGACCTATTATAACTGATATAAATGTTAAGGTCAATCGTCATTATACTCATATCTTTTCAATGCTGCTGCGTGTTCACCTTCACTAGTTCTACTATAACTTGGGTTCATGCCATTCATTTCTAGGAGATCATCACGTATAACCTGGTTACGTTTTTCTATATTGATTATTCGAACAAAGCTATTAGTTACAGCAGCAGTAAAATAAGCAAAAGGATTATTTGATTTACTTTCATCAAA